ATCAGGCGGTGTCTACCTAGGCGGCACAGGTTCAGCCAACAAGCTGGATGACTATGAAGAAGGGACGTTTACTCTTTCAGCAAGCGCAGGAACACTAACGTATCTTTACAGTAGTGCCAGCACATATACAAAAATTGGCAATAGAGTAATTATTGATTTAGGTCAGTTACAAATAACTGGAGTACCAAACAATAGTACGACTTTTACGTTAAGCGGACTGCCTTTTACTACTCAAGGGCAATCATCGTTAGCTGTTGGATTTGTGAATACAGCATTTGGAACTTCCTCAGAAAATCAGTGGTTCAACATGTATATCGAAGCTAACGCTATTTATATTGCAAAAAGAAACACTGATTACTTAATTAGAAATGAAGACATTACTGGAGCAACAATAGCGTTTTCTGGTGGTGGCAGTGCATACAGAACATCTTAATTATCTCAAGTGGATTCTTGAGACGGACTAAAGGAGAAAAAAATGGCATTAACTAAAAGCGTAACAGCAGACAAAGTAGAAGTAGTCACTACTCAGGATGAGGACGACAACGACGTAACCTCTGTTCAAGTACGGACTGCTACTAAGGTACTAGAGGATGGGGCTGTAATTTCACAGTCGTATCACCGTCATGTAATTCAATCAGGTGACGATTGGTCGTCTGAACCATCTAACGTGCAGGCCATCTGCAACGCAGTATTTGGAGCATAACAATGGCTACATGGACAGTATCAAACATGGAACGAACCTTAACTGACGGCGACTTGAGCGACGTTGTAACAATCCTGCACTGGCAGCTTAACGACAGTGAGGCTGTGGATGAGATTGTCCACTCAGGCCGCTGCTACGGCACTGTGAGCCTACAAGCGCCAGACGCGGACAGTTTTACAGCTTATGCAGACATTTCGCACGACGATGCTGTAGAATGGGTTAAAGCGGCTCTTGGTGAAGAGGCGGTATCTCAGCATGAGGATAGCGTTGCCAGCCAGATAGAGTTATCCAAGAATCCAGTTCAAGCGAGTGGGATACCGTGGACTTAATAGATTTATTTAACGTTGCTACAGCGGCAGTTACACTAGCAAGCGCAATCACCGCGCTGACTCCCACTCCGAAGGATGATGCGTGGGTCGGCAAGGCGTACAAGCTGCTTGAATATCTCGCTTTGGTAATCGGTAGAGCGAAAGAATGAATACTCAAGAGCGCAACCTAGCCCTAGATGCTTTGCAGCAAATCGCCAAGCATGAGAAAGAATGTGGCGAAAGATGGGGTGAAGCTGTAGTCGAGTTGAAGCAACTTCGAGCGGTAACGGATGCCCACGCGGCTAGATGGGAAAAGCTGGCTTGGTTGATAATAACCACAACGCTGGCTGGGATCGCCACAATAATCACATCACAAATTGTCTGAGATAATCACGCGCACGGCCTATCTATTGGCAGCATAAGAACAACCTTTTAGCTGTCATCCAATAGGTTATTTGCTAAAGTGTTCCCTCAACCAAACGGGGACAAAAATGATTACTATTGATGACGTTACTTACACTGAAGAAGATCTGACCGAAGAGGCGAAGATTAGGGTTAAGAGGATCCAAGAATTGCGCGCTCAGATTGATGCTTTAATGGTAAACTATGAAGAAATCCAAGCAGCGATAAGTCATCACGCTGGCAAAATCAAAGAGGTGATGGATGTATCAGTACAACCCGACGAGGCCGACGACTGAGTTTCTATTTGATGTAGCTAAAGGCAATATCTGGGACACCACGCCAGTTAATATATTCGGCTTTAACCGAGCCGTAGGAACATCTTTTGAAACCATCTGGAATAACGGTGCTTCATACGCCTATCCATCGTCTGGCGTTGCGATGTCAGTGGCAAGTTCTGCATCTGGCGATACTGGCCTGCAGGTTAAGATTACGGGACTCGACGCAAATTATGCCGAGGTTACTGAAACACTAACCACTGATGCATCAGATGGCACGACTGCGGTAACTGGCAGCGTATTATTCTATCGGATCAACAGTGCGATAATCTTAAACGGTAACGCTACTGGTAATATTTCTATTACGAATGGTGGGACAACGTATGCCTACATTGAGGCGACGTTAGGAACTACGCAGAGTTCCGTATATACCGTACCTGCTGGGCATAGCCTGTACCTATTTCGTATTGATGTTAACTCCGCAACGGCTAATGGTAATCAGTATTTGATTATCAGGAATGTGGTGACTAACAGCGCGGGGAGAACTCTAAAAGTTGCCGAAGCGACGTTTTCGGAATCGCAGGTTAGTTATGATCGACAAGTGCCATTCAAGATAGCGGAAAAGACTGACTTCCACTTTGAGGCCAAATCCAGCGCATCAAGTAACGAGGTCGCCATATTTATTGAGGCCATATTAGTCCGTGATTAGGCCTTCAAAAATCCGCGTTCTTTAGTTGTAAAAACCGACCCCTTGGTAGGCGCTCGCCACAGTAGCAGCTCATCAGGCTGAGGAATATCAGCTAACGCGCTGCGGGCTGCGTCTTTATCTTCTTCAAGACAAGCCATCTTAAACTCTGAGATTGAATCCCAGTTACGCTTTACAGCGTCCAGATAATCGACAAAAAATTCCAACGGAACTGCCTGCCGATCATCCGACACCGTAGCGCCATAAAGATCCTCTTCACTTATGGCTGTATCGTTCATACATATCATCTATTTCAAGGGCGTTGATAATTGCCATAATTCGGCCTTTCAGCTTCATTAGTTCGGCAATTCTATCGACGTTGTCCAGTTCCTCCCATCGGGCGGGGTACTTTATCTGTACATACCGCTGATCAATTGGGCATTTATGTACCTCTTTCAAAACGGGATATCCGCGACTAACTCTTCTTTAGTCGGCATCTCGGTCTTAGGCACCAGCGGCTCGCTGGTTGGCTTCCAAGTATTAACCTCGAAATACCAGCTACCCTTCTGGCTTTCTTTCATGTCGATTTTAATTTTGTCAGGCTGCGATTCTAGCCATTTGACAAGATCAGCCGTGTGAATCACCACATTGGCTTTAATAAAGTCCGGTGCTTTCTCGTTTGGCTTGAAGGCTCGCAGGCCATCTACGAATTGTTTTTCCATTTACATAGTTCCTAGTAGGGTTGAGATAAATACAGATACGACAACAGATACCAAGACGCAGCGTCCTAACAGCGCGTGGTATGCTTTATTGCTACGGATAACAAATCCACGCTTTATAAGCTCGCGAATGGGCGCTTTTGCCTCTACCGTGTGGGTTAGGGTCTCTTCGGCGCTAATTCGCTTAATTTCGCGGTTATAGCCCGCTATACGAGCTTTATATCGGCCTTTCTTGGTGCGGGTCAAAAACCCGCGTTGAACGCAGTTATCCAATGCCTTCCTGATCTGTTTATCACTCGCGTCTTTGTGCGATTTTTTGACAGTGTCAATAATTACTTTGGTGGTTACGCCTAGCTTGTGGCCTTGCACTCTATCGACCACGATTTTACTAATTCCATGCTTTGGTAATTTCATGCTGGCCTCGGTAGTTTTTGATCGTACTGTTCTGGCGATAACAACGGCCCGTCGCGGTAAAGATAGCGAGCTACCCCGAAAGATACCGCTGCGCGCTTGAATGCGTCGCTGAATTGGCCTTTTTCGCCTTCGATGCTGGTCTCGCCAGCGCCATCGGATTTGGCTATCCACTGATCACCCATCTTGATTGATAAAGTACAGCAGCAGTTACCGCCGATCTCTGAGTAATGCGACTGCCAACCATCTGGGCCGACTACAGCATCAAGCCTAGCCATAACCTGTCGCGCATCGACATAGGAAAGCATTTTACCTCCCGGCCCTTTGCGTTCTTTAACTTGGTTAGTGGGCCAAGGGCGTTTTAGTTCCCAAGAAATTAGCTCTGCGCTTTTAGTCATATTAGCCTCGGTAATTTTAGGTAGTGGTGAATCTTGAACGATAGGCTCTAGCTCATCGCAAACTTCGGAGAACTTCATCAGTTCGTCTTTGACCTTCATGGCGTCACCTCGGTATTTGACCTTCATGGCGTCACCTCGGTAACAGTACCAACGTCATAACCATCTTGATCCGCAATGGTCGAAAAGCCATCGTGGTTAAGGTCGAGTTCGGAATACGACCACAAGTTGCGCGGTCTTAGCGTTTCGCCGACTAATCGGTCTAGTTCAGTTAGACCAAGAACTGAGTGAGTATCTTCACCGAAGATAACAACATCAAATTCGCGGTCTGCGTCATCGATTGGTTCTTGGTTGAATGGTGCGCGTGGATTCGCGCGGTCTTCATCGGATCTACAAATCATAGGGTTCCCCTGTCTTAGTGTTTCTCGTGATCGGCTTCCCAACCGATGCAAGAATAATAAACCCGTCGTTTACGAAAATAAAGGTTTATTTTTGGTTTTGGCTGAATTAAGATCGCAGGATGGATCAAGAAGTTTTTAAGAGAATCAAAAAGTATGTTGGGACGCAGCGCGACTTAGCAAAGCATCTCGGTGTACAACCTCAGGCAATCTCAAAATGGAAGCGAACGCAGATACCAGCGACTAGAGTGGTTGAGATTGAACGACTAACTGGCGGGAATGTAACTCGTCAAGAGATTCGACCTGATGTATTCTACGGTTAAGCGCCGATCCCCACTCCTCCCCCTTGCTTCCCTTGGGGGTCGGTCGCTCTCTTTTTTCAAGCTCCGCGAAAGTGGCAGAAACCCTAACGGGCGCGGTCTAGTCAGTATTGAACCGTTGAGCAAAACAAATCTGATGGCAAATGTTGAGAAGCTACGCGCTTTTGGTGCAGCGCGAAATTGAACATCCGTTAAAGGTGTCGTGACCCGAAGGGGTAGGACGAGTTTGGGCCAGCTTGCATATACCGCTAAATGGTCGGATGAAAATATAGCCTCAACTGACAATCCCCTCTGGTGATAGGACACCCTACGCACCCAGCGGTCACTATGGCTTTTTGAAACAGGCCATTTTTTTGATCTAAATAGTAAACTAGGGGTTTACTTTAGGGTGGAGATATGTAATTATAATCCCGTCGAAGCAAATCAAGTAATAACCAACAGGAGATCGACATAGCATGGCAACAAGAAAACAAGCATTGGCACTCATTGAGCAGCATGGCGGCGAGGTCGATTGGGATATCAGTCACATCACAGCGCACGACAAAAGCATTTGCGTTGACGCGCCCGACGGCCAACTGTGGAAGTCCAGCCAAGCGGAATCTTTTGTTATCCGTTGGTGCAGTGGTTCGGCCCATGAATTTTGGGACGAGGTAATCCGCATGGCAGACGGTGGGAGCGAATAAGCGGGGACTGTCTTTGATGAAACTCCGAGAATATCAAAGCAAGGCGGTAGGGGAATCTATCGCCGAGCTATCAAGGCACGATGCGATTGTCCTGCAAGCCCCAACGGGATCGGGTAAAACCGTGATGGCTGCGGCTGTTGCCGATTACTACCTACAAAAACATCAGCGGGTTTTATTTCTATTGCCGAGGCGCGAATTGGTTGATCAGACCGCCGATAAATTCGACGCCATTGGTTACGACTTCGGAAACGACTACGGCATCATAATGGCTGGCGAAGAGATGACGTATTGGACTCTCGGATGCCCATTGCAGATAGCCTCAAAAGACACGCTACACGCCAGAACCAAGAGTGGCAGGATCGAACTACCCGAAGCCGCATTGTTGATCGTAGACGAGTGTCACCTTTCACTAAGCCCGACTTGGCTCAATTTGATTGACCACTACAAAGAGCAAGGAACGCATATTCTGGGGCTGACTGCCACGCCAGCGCGGGGAGATGGTAGAGGATTAGGTGAGGCCTACTCCATGATGGTACAGGCCCCTATGGTGTCTGAGTTGATGAATATGGGGCATCTGTCGAGAGCCACCTACTACGCACCTACTCAGGTTGATTTAGACGGGATTGCCTTTGATCGCAAAAAGCATGATTACAACGAAACGCAATTACAGGAGCGGATGTCTCAGCAGCACATCGTCGGCGACATCGTAGAGCATTGGTTAAAGCTGGCAGGTGGCAGACGGACTGTTGTGTTCTGCGCTGGGGTTAAGCACAGCATTTTAGTAAGGGACAGGTTTAGATCGCAGGGGATCAAAGCCGATCACGTTGATGGCATGACTGATATCAATGAGCGCAAAGCTATCTTTGATCGGTTCCGATCTGGGGAAACACAAGTATTGACCAACTGCATGGTGGCAACTTATGGTTTTGATTTACCAGAGATGGATTGCGTTGTACTAGCTAGACCAACTCAGTCGATTATTTTGCACTTGCAGATGCTAGGCCGAGGACTGAGAACAGCCCAAGGGAAAGAAGATTGTTTGGTACTAGATCACGCTGGCAATGTAATCCGCTTGGGGTTTGCGAGCGACGAGGTGCCTTGGGGATTAGAAGCGACAGGAAATCTATATGAAAGAATTGCACAAGAACGACTTGATAAAAAGATTGAAGACAATGAAGGAATCGTCTGTGATAGCTGCGGACATATTTTTACGAGTGCTAGAAAATGCCCGTCATGCGGTTGGGAGTTGCCTGAGAAAAAAGGCAAAGACATTAAAGTTACCGACGGTGAACTGGTCGCCTGCATCGCGCAAGATAGCGTTAATCTTGACGAGATTAGAGAGTTTTATCGTGAAATGCTGGGGTTATGTGTATTGCGAAACCGCAAGGCTGGCATCGCCTATTATCGCACTTTGGCAAAATACAATTACAAAGCGCCATATGCTTGGCTTAAATTGCCGCCGTTGCAGCCATCGGAAAAAACAATCGGTTACGACAAATACCAACAAATCAAATACGCTAAAAGCAAGGGGCGAAGATGAGCAGGGAAATTGATCAGCTGGATAGGATTCTTGATAAGCTAGGCTCAAGAATCGAAGAGTGGGACGCTGCACAAAGCGAAGCGGCAGAAGCCGAGGCCAGGCTAAAAAGCCAAGAAGCAATGGCCGCCAAAGCGATGATGGATAGCGGCATGAGCGCAGCCAAAGCGCAGCAAGAAGTCAGGGCCAAGGACGAGTGGCAGGAAATGTATTTAGACGTACAATACAAAAGCATCGCGGCGCAAAAAGTAAAAATGCAGATAGAGCTAGGTAACAAATACTTTGAAGCTGAAAGAACGCGACAAGCCAATCTTCGGGGAATCCGCTAGTGCCAGAAACCCTACGGGCTAAGGCTATGAAAAAGCTGCAACTGTTAGCGAGAATCTCAGCGGCAGACGATCACGGTTATGTTGATTGTGTTACTTGCGGTATCACTAAGCACTACAAAGAAATGGACGGCGGCCACTTCATTCCAAAAGGTAAATCCAGTTACTGGGCGTTAGAGGTGGAGAACGTGCATCCGCAGTGTAAGGCGTGTAACAACTGGGGCATGAAGCACGGCGCAGCAGCGCAGGCGTATACGATCTGGATGATTGATTACTACGGTAAAGATTTTGTCGAGCATATGCTGGAAACACAACGTAAGGTCAGGAAGCTATACACGGCTGACTATAGAGATATGATTAAGCAGTTCACGAAAGACATAAAATATCACGAGGCGCGCATATCGTGAGGGAGTCGTTTAATGCAAAACGTGAAGCAGCCCGAAGAAGGTTGCAGCAGGACGTTGAGAAATTTATACAAAATGGGGGTAGAATCACCGAAGCAGAAGGGTACAAGCCGATTGAGCTACTCTTTTGCTCGCACTGTCGGACTCGGAAATCACGCGCTAAGTTTCCGAAGATTACAGGGATGGGGCAGTCAAAATGCTTTGATTGCGTACTGTGAGACCGCGTCAGATAGCCGCCAAAATGATTAAGGCGATGGATGAAGCGGCCAAGCAGGTCTGGGAACAGGAAAAAGACCACATCGAAAAACAATATAGGAAGGGCTGGAAAGGACTCATTTGGGCGCATGTAACAAATCACTATATGAGGCAAAGCAGTGCAGGAGTATCGAGACAGGTCGGGACTGAACCATAAAGAATGGGTGGCAGAATTTAAGAGATTAGGCGCGTCAGGAATGGCGCATAAATATAGCCTAGATCTTAGGAATGTTTATAAAAAGCGCCGAATGCTGGAGGCGAAATTTGGCGAAATAGATAATCCGCTGAATTTAGATAAAAACGAGCCAGCAAAGCACGTCCGCAAAGAGATTAAAGCTGATGATTTGGTAATGATCATCGGATCAGACGCGCATTATCAACTCAATACGGTATCAACGGCACATCTAGCGTTTGTTGAGTTAACCAAAGAACTACAGCCCGATATGATCGTCTTGAATGGAGATATGATCGACGGGGCAAGTATCAGCCGACACCCGCCAAGGGGCTGGGAATATATCCCCGCGTTATCCGATGAAATGGAAACTGTGCAGCAGCGGTTAGAAGAAATTGAAAAAGCAGCGCCAAGTGCAGAGCGGATATGGACTATTGGCAATCACGACTCGCGCTTTGAGTCACGCCTAGCAAGCCAAATGCCAGAGCTAAGAGGGCTAACAGGGACACGTTTGGAAGACTTTTTCCCAAGTTGGTCGATATATATGTCGATGCACATAAACTTTGGCGACAGGGACAAGCTAGTTATCAAGCATAGATGGAATGGTGGCGTACACGCGGGGTATAACAACGTTCTAAAAGGCGGGGCTAACATGGTGACAGGCCATACCCATCAGCAAGAGTGTAAACCGTACACCGATTACACCGGAACGCGATTTGGCATTCAGCTAGGCACAATGCAAGAGCCACACGCGCCAGCATTCGATTACGCAGAAGATTCACCTAAGAATTGGGTTAGTGGCTTTGCTGTAATTACTATTCGGGATGGCATCCTAATGATGCCTGAGTTTGTAAGAGCGCATAAGCCGGGGATTTACGAGTTTAGGGGCGAGTTGAGGCAGATAGATGATCGCTGAAGTTTACCCGCTGGATTTGATCATATCGCGGGGAATGGGATACCTTGACGGTGAGATAGTCAAAGAGGTTACAGCATTTGCTGAGACGCAAAACATTGAAAATTTACACAACGCCCAAGCACATCTTGCTAAACTGATTGAGCGAGAAGAGTTTAAGCGCAAGCTGCTGGCAGATTACGAACAGAGGGCAAAATACAATGGCCAATATACTGATTGAAGATATGCAGCCCGGTATGGTGATCACGGTGATTTGCGAGCATCACGCAGAGATCGAAGGACCCGATCCCGGCGAAGAAGCTCCAGAAGATGAAGAAGAACAGATATTAAGACTTGTAGGCGAACCGATGAGGGCAGGCCGGTCTTAAATCTTTGAAGTCAGGCCAAATGCCATCGCAGACGTTGGTAATGTATTCGCTTTCCTCAAGTAGTTCGTCGTTAAACGACATTGCCGATGACCACATCACTAGTACGAACAAAACCCCTGCCAATAGAACATAACGTAATCGCATTATAAAACCCCCCAACGCATGAAGCGGCGAACCGCGTTATAGATTGTGCTTTGAGCAAGCCCCGTTTCACGAGCAATATCGGCCTTTGTATAGCCCTGTCGATATAACTCAGCAATGCGCTGATTTTGTTCCTCAGTCAGCTTTTTAGGTGCTGGCCTATTGCTAGAACGCCCGTATATATCGGGCAGCTTTTTGAGCGCCTGAGTAGCGCGATAAAATGTGTCGTTCATTATTCCTCCAGCCGCTTATGCGGCCACCTTTCTTGTTGCTGTTACTACATATCCGTCGAAAGACATTTTAAGCCGCGTCTTCCAGCCTTCGGAACTTAGCTCTGCTTTACGGCTAACTGCTCGCTCGTATTTGTTATAAAGCTCTTTTATGCGCTCAATTTCTTGCTGCTTTGGCGCTGGGTATAGTTCTTGACCGTGACGCTTTTCGATTAGGCGAGTTAAGTAGTCGGCGTGGTCTAATACGCTCTTGGCTTGACGGTGAATTGCTGCGAGATTATCTCGTGCCAATTCTTCAAATGTAGGTGCGCCAAACATTAGGAAAAAATGCCCTAGCTCTTTTTCTATGTTTGATTCCTTGTTGAAAGTGTAGGTCTTCTGCTGAGTCCTGATTGTTAGCGATGCTGTTTTGATGTCAGCAATTGTTTTTGCCGCCATTTCTTCGCCTTCTGCTCGCAAGTGCTTGATCATTACCTCAGTGAGCCACTTATCTTGCTCTAATGGCTTCCCATGCGATCCTGAGCAGGTTCCGTTGAAAAAGCCCCATTCTACGGTGTAGCCGTGTTTTGCGATTACGCCGGCCTCGCCTGTTATCGCTTGAACGCTTCCGCAAACCTGGCAAGTTCCCTTGTGTGTATGTTTAGCCATGTCGTTTTCCTTAGTTGTTAAGTCTTAATTGTTTCGACGGGATTATAATTACAAAAACTAAACCAAAAGTAAACCTTTCGTTTAGAATTTTTGAGGGTTAAAATGTCCTAGTTGTATGCACCCCGCTACGCGGATAAAACCAATAAAAGCGATAAAACCATATGAAGATTGTAAGACTAGAACGGCTGGCGTATTTAGAGGAAGGGACATTCGGCGAACTGACATCCGATTGCGGATTTCACTGTTACACCGTAGAGCGGCCTTGGCTTAATAACAAACCTTGGGAGTCATGCGTCCCAGAAGCGCCTTATATATGTAAGCCATTCGACGGTAATAGGTTCAAGGGCGTTGTTGAGCTAACCAACGTGCCTAATCGTAGCCATATCCTGATCCACGCGGCGAATTGGCCTAAAGAGCTACACGGCTGCATCGGGTTAGGTAACGGATGGGAGATTACAAAAACTGTTCCAATGGTTTACAATTCTAAGGCGACCTGTAGAGAGTTCTTTGCGAAGGTCGGAAAAGAGTTCCTTTTGACCATTACGAGTCGGAGTGCGGTTTTATGGGAATAAGCATTGTTAAAGAACTAATAGACCCCGTAACGGGTATTCTTGATAAGTTCATCGAAGACAAAGACCAAAGAGCGAGATTAGCGCATGAAATTGCGACTATGGCCGACAAACACGCGCATGAAAATGCAAAAGCTCAGATTGAATTAGCCAAAGTAGAAGCTAACGGTAACTGGCTGCAGCGAAGTTGGCGACCTATGATCGGGCATATCTGCTGGATAGGGCTGGCCTATAATGTAGTGGTCTCGCCGTTTCTAGGGATATGGCTGCCTGTTCCTGAGATACAATCCGACCTACTGTATCCGGTGCTTTTGGGGATGCTTGGAATGTCAGGCATTCGTGGATATGAAAGAGTAAAGGGTAAAGCATGATGCGTGGCGTGTTATTATTCAATCAAGATGGTACGATTTATGCAGGGCTAGTCCACACTATGCCCAATGGCGAAGTCCATACAGGCACGACTCACACGGCGGCAAGTAAGCGGGTCTTCTATTATTCAGACCTGCCCCCGCCTAGTCGGATCAGAGCATTAGAAGCTATGGTAGAGCGGCACGATAACCCAAGCAGAACAAACGGAAGCCTAAATAACTGATGGCAAGACCACTGACCGAGATAGACTGGGATCAAGTCGATACTATGTGCGAGATACATTGCACCGGCGAAGAACAGGCAGCAGTTCTAGGCGTTGACTATGACACGCTCAACGCAGCGTGTAAGCGGGAGCATGGAGTCGGTTTTTCGGACTATTTCAAACAAAAGAGCGCAGCGGGCAAAATGAGCCTCAGACGCAGGCAATACACCAAAGCAATGGACGGGGATAATACCCAGCTTATATGGCTAGGAAAGAACTGGTTAGGCCAGATGGATCAGCCAGAAGCCGCACCGATAGACTTGCAGCCCATAGTTATTAAGCGAGCCGATGAAGCTAACCAAACCGCAGGATGACATATTTTTTAACGACTGCCGCTTTCGGGTAGTTGTTGCGGGTAGACGATTCGGCAAGACGTTCATCTGCGTCTATGAGTTACTGCGTGTTGCTCTAAGTGGAAAAGGCAAGAATTGCTGGTATGTTGCTCCGACCTACAAAGCAGCCAAAGAGATCGCTTGGACTATGCTTCTCGATGCTATACCTGATGGGTACATAGAGCGCAAAAACGAAACATCACTCACCATTACATTACGCAATGGATCAACCGTTTCACTAAAAGGCGCTGAGAACCCCGACAGTTTACGGGGTAGGGCGTTAGATTTTGTTGTGATGGATGAGTTCGCCGATATGCGACCGGAAGCATGGTACGAGGTACTGCGGCCATCGCTATCAGATCGCAAAGGGTCAGCGTTATTCATTGGCACACCGAAAGGACGCAATCACTTCTATGACCTATGGACTAGGGGCGTTGACGGTTATGAGTCATGGAGAGCGTTTCAGTACACGACAATCGAAGGCGGCAACGTAGAGCCTCAAGAGATCGAAGCGGCAAGGCACGACCTAGACGAGCGGACATTCCAGCAAGAGTACGAAGCGCGGTTTGTTAACTACAGCGGCATCATTTACTACTCATTCAGTCGTGAGGAATCGGTAAAGACGTACAAAGGCCCAATCGAAGAGTTACATATTGGGATGGACTTTAACGTTGATCCGATGTCTGCGGTTGTATGTGTAAGAGATGGCGGGGTAGTACACGCGATTGATGAGATTGTAATGTACGGGTCAAACACTGATGAGATGGTCGATGAGATCAGACATCGCTACGGCAACAAGTCGATTACTATTTATCCTGACCCAGCATCGGCGCAGCGCAAAACGTCAGCAGGAAGCCGAACTGATCTCAATATTCTGCAAAATGCAGGGTTTAGAGTTAAAGTTAGGACAAGACATCCAGCGATTCGTGATAGAATTAACGCTGTGAATAGCAGACTGCTATCAAGCGAACAAGAGCGACGGCTATTTGTTAGCCCTAATTGTAAAAACGTAGTCAACAGCCTAGAGCGTCAAACGTATAAAGAAGGCACCAGCCAGCCGAATAAGGATGACGGGTTCGACCACATGAACGATGCGCTAGGTTATTTGATTGAGTATATGTTCCCGATTAGGAAGGAACACGATACGCCCCAGCCTACGAGGTGGACTTAATGCGATTTCTTGAATACCAGCATCCCGACTATGACCAAAATCAAGATCGGTGGGAGTTGTATTTGCGCTCTTATATGGGCGGCGAAGATTATCAAGCAGGATCGTATCTAACTGGATACTTAAACGAGTCAAAAGACGAATATAACCGTCGTATATCACTGACGCCTGTAGATAACCATTGCCGTAATATCGTCCACATCTACTCGTCGTTTTTGTGGCGCATACCGCCAGTAAGAAGCTACAACTCGCTGGCCAATAATCCTGCACTAGATTCTTTTATTGGCGACGCTGACCTAGATGGTATGAACTTCAACTCGTTTATGAAGCAAGCGCAGATATGGTCATCGGTATATGGCCACGTTTGGATTCTAGTCGATAAGCCGCAAAGCAACGCGCAGACACGAGCAGAAGAACTAGACCAAGACATCCGGCCTTATGTAACGCTATTTACCCCTGAGAATGTATTTGATTGGAAATACGAGCGCACCCCTAGTGGACGGTTCGAGCTTACCTACTTAAAGCTGCGTGAGTCAGTAGACCGCGAAGATGCTACAACGACGGTTAGTTATTACAGGTTATGGC